CAGCATGTGCCGTCGCTTCTCAGAACTCTTCGCACTTCCCTGAACACGGCCACCATCTGCTCGACGTATTCCGCAATCGTGGGCTCGAGGCCGATCTGCGCGTCGATGCGACGGGCGCCACAGTGCCGGCACTCGGCCAATCCGGCCAAGCTGTCTCTTGACGTTCCCGCCGATGTCGATTGCTTCTCGCCGCCGTGGCCTCGTCGCATCACCGTATGATCACACGCCGGATCGCCGCCCTCCCATTTCGTCGTGCCATAATCGCGGAGTCCGTAATACGGCGGGCTCGTCACACACATGTGCACGCTTTCATCCGGCAAAGTCTTCAGCACATCCCGGCAATCGCCTGTCAGCATTCTTATCGTCATTGATCCCTCGGCGCGGTTGGCACAGCCTCCCACGCTTGTATCATGAAGGGCGGCCACAACAGCCGCCGCCCATTTACTTCTTTTTCGGCGGCGCGTCGGCTGGCCGCGTCACCACGTCCGGCGTCTGCCCGCGTGCGTGCATGTGAATGCCGGTCTCGGCCGCGAGCTGGGGCCCGCTTTTCTTGGCGTCGCGCTCCCGCCGCTCCTTGTCGGCCTCATGGCCTTCCTCCATCAGCGCAGCCTCGGCCTCGGCGAGCGCCGGCCTGGATTTCTGCTCCTCGGGCGTCTCGTCTTTCGGCGTCGGCGCCTCGGCTTCCTTTGCCGCCTCCGCCTCGAACTGCGCCGCCACCGGCTCGGCAAGCTCGACCTCCGCCTCTTCGCCGGGCCTGATCAGATGCTGCTTGCCGCTCGCATCGAACACAACGCGATTGGCTAGCTTCGTGTTCTTTATCGTAATCGTGCGCTTTGCGACTTCCTGCTGCTCAGCCATGTGGTTCTCCTTATGTGAATAACGATACTCGACATTAAATCGCGTCGAGATAACGCACTGACCCTGGCCGCCTGATCTCGATGCCGCCAGTGCGGAAGATGCCAGGCACGTCGTACCGCAGCGCGGTGACTTGCATGACCTGAAGGAACTTGTGAGGCATCGGCAGGTGCAGCTTCAATACCTGCGGATCATTGCGGTACGCGACCATGCGCGCCGTCCCGCTGGCGCCTGCCGTATCCAGTCCGCGTATCGAGCGGATGGTGAGCGGCTGACCGGTATATGCGGTGTAAGCGTTATATTTCTTGACGAAATCAAGCACGTTGCTCGTAGTGTTCGGGAGCCGCGTATTGGCCGCCAGCATGTATTGGTTGATCGGCAGCAACAGCGTGTCCGCCATTTCCACCGTCAACGAATCTGTGTAGATGCCGCTGAGGATCAGGTTGATGTCGCGGATGATCAGATCGGGCGTCGTGACCTTCGCCGACCATAGCGCAGATGTTCCGGTACCGTCCGCCGGCGCATTGCCGAACGTGACATTGGCGTCATTGATGAGACCCGTCCAATTCTTGGTCGTGTCGCCGACGAAGGCGATCCTATCCATAAATTCTTCGTAAGCGCGCCGGGCCGCGTCGCCACGCTCGGAGGTGAGATTCATATTCGGAATCATCATCGCCACGCCAAGTTCCTCGAGCGTGTAGTAGTACCCGACGCCGGCCATTTCTATGCCTTGCTCATACTTCGTCCGCACGATGTCGGCGAACGGAATATCGGCGGCCATGTGATGCGTCCATGCCGCCTGCCCGACCTTGTCCGACGAATAAAACGTGATTGATTTCGTCCATTCGTTGCCGGAAGTATCGACTGGAATAAGGTCAGGGTATTGTATCTCGGGGTATTGAATTTCGTAAACTTGCGGCTCGATGTAAGAAGCCTGCTGTTGCATGAAGCTCAGAACTGACTGAGCGTCACCAAAACTCTCGCGGTAATTCATGTGTATTTCTCCTTTCGAGCGTGATCGCTCAGGTGTTCGATCAGGCGCCAGGCGCTGTGGCGGTCAGCCGAAGCAGGGCGAGAGCGCCCGCTCCCGCGGACGTGATGTAGCGTGAATTCGGAATGGCGACGCCAGCGCTGGCGGGATTGAGCTGCCCCGTGCTCGAGCTGTAGGTCGCCGGCGATCCATGGGTGACGGCCGCGACGGCGCGCACCCAGATGTCGCCCTCGTTGAGCACACCCATGTTGGTGTACTGCGCATAAGTGTCGACCGCCACGCCTGGATAGATCGGAATTTCCGTCACAGAGCGCACGGTGATGCCGATGAACTTGGTCGCGCCGCCGAGCACGGCGCCTTTGGCGTTGGCACCTTCCGAAACAGCCCGGCCGAATGCGATCCCCGCCGCGGTCTCGCAGACCCTGGTCTCAACATCGTCATCATCGAGCATCGAAGCGATCTGGCCTTCGAGGCCCGGCTGCATCGTTGCGGAATAAGTAGTCTGTACAGCAGGCATGGAATGCCTCCTTTTGCTGATGGAATTGAAATGTCGTGATTTGATTCTGAATGCCGCCGTCGATCGGGCAGCAGCTCGCGCGGCCTGAAGTTTTAGACCGTGGTGCTCTTCATCTTGTTCGTCTTCCACCGATTAGCGAGATCAGCATTGCGCTTGTCGTAAGCCGCGGCCGCCTTGTCATTGAAGCTCGGCGTCGGCCGCCGCGAGAATGACTGCGTCATCCGCGAAAAGCCGTCTTGCTGCTCCGTCTCGGTGAGACTCAGGAACGCGCCCTCGATCATGCCGTCGTTCATCGCCTTGGCCTTTTGATCGCCATGGCGGGCGCCGACGACATCGCGCCTGATCTGCTCGACACTCTTGCCTTCCCACGTATATTTCGCGTCGCCAAAGAACGTCATGGCGCGATCGACGACAGCCATGAAATCCTTGATCTCCTTGTCGCGCTTCTCCGGCGTGAGCTTGGCGTCCTCGACCTTCTGCTTCAGCTCGACGATCTCGCCGTCCTTGGCGTCTCCAGCTTTCATCGCCGCGGCCAGCTGAGCCTGGAGCGCGGCGATCTGCGCCTTGATTTTCTCGACATCCACACCCTGGTCGGCGATCTGCTTGTTGAGCCCAGCCAAATGACGCCCAAGAATCTGGTCGTCCCTGTCCTCTAGCTCGATAGATACGCCATCGATGTTTCTAGTGATCATATTTTTCTCCTCTCCTAGGGCACTATCGCCCCAACCTTCCGGGATATGTTTTGTCAACCCGAGCGCGCGTGCCCGTTTCTTGATGTGAGCCTTGGCGGCACTTGGGTTCTTGGCGCGACCGACAGCACGGATTGCATTATGCAGATCGCCCTCACTCTTGATTGGGAATCCACCGTGCGGCATTGCCGCACCGCTTTTCGCCAATTTTTCGCGTTGTGCCGTCGAGAACTCGCGGTCCCCCATCTTGAGCTTGTCGCCGCCGCGCGCGGCGCTCACCAACGCGATATGATTCGCTCTGATTTTAACCTGCATCGCGTCGAACTTTTCGCCGGCACCATTCTCGCCGTCTCCCCATACCAGACCTGCGCTGTAGCCAACGCTCAATTGCGACGTGCCGGATTGCACCGCTTTGATCGCAGCAGCATCCGCAATCATCATCGGCACGCGGATATAATCCCCATCGCGGGCAATGTCCCCGGTCGAGTGACCGACCGCCAGCTCTTTCCAGTTGCCGGCATTCACCGGCGTATCGGGATGGTCGAGCGTGACCGGAACGTGCGCCAGCGACGACATCGCGCGCTTGTCGAAAACTTCGCTATCCGGCCGCATGACCCTCACTACGGGCATGTCAGGCCGGCCAAGCTCGATGCCTTTGTAGAGCTGAATTCCAGTTCGAGCGACGCGCGGCTCGGCAACAAGATAGCCATCACGCCGAAGGCGCATGCCGAAGCGCTTGGCGGTGTCGGCGTCGAGCGTGAACGTTTCGTCAAATTGATAACTATCCCCAGTGCCGCCTTCGCCTTCGCCCTCGGCCTCGCCCTCGGCCGCCGCAGCATTCTTGCGTCTGCCGCCGCGCTGCTCGATCGTCTCGGTGGTCGTCTTATGAGTTCGGCTGTAACTCGCCTCGTCCTCGTCATCGTCATCGTCGGGCTCGTCAGGATCATCTTCGTCGCCGCTCTCGTCGTCGTCAGGCTTCGGCTTCGGACCTTCCTCGCCGCTCGGCAAACGTTCGGCCTCGGTCGCCATTTGCTCGACCTGTTCAGACAACTCCGGCAACTCGAGCTCAGCTTTTGCAGCTTCCGCGGCTTTCTCGGCCTCGGCTTTCTCGACCCACTCTTCCTCGCCTTCCTCATTCTCGACGCGCGAGAATTTCTGCTGCACAGCGCGTAACGCAATTTGACCGGCCAGCCGTTCCGGCTCTTCCTTGATCGACTGCCTGAAAGCCGCGCGCCATACCGATCGCGCGGCGGCCGGCATGGACTGCACTTCCAGCGGCAAGTCGCGATCCCGCAGCGCCTTGTCGCCTTGCGCATTCGAGATGCGTGCCGCTTTTTCCTTGCTGTAGCCCTTCTTTCTGAGCGCCTCATATACAGATGGATTCTTGATCGAAGGCCCTGGACTCTTGCCGGGCATGACGGACTCCTATTTGTTGAGCGGATCGGCGTGCCACGAGCCATTGAGGTAGCCCGCGATAGCCAACGCAAAAATGATCGCGCAGATCGCGCAAAATGCGATGATCGCGTCCCTAGTCTGATTGCTCATGCGCCGATCTATCGCGGCAGCCTGAACCCGGTATCCATGCCAGCGAATTGCATCAGCAGCACAATCAGGATGATGACCCCGATGGCCACCAGAACTATGGTTGCGATCTTCTGCAAAGGCGGCGGCAACGGAACTTGCTGCGTCAGCCAGTACAAAAAAATGCAGATCACGACCAATATTACGATATACACGAGCAGCGCGATCATCTTGCTCTCCTATGCATTCCCTTGCGGCAGCGATGGCTGCCACGCGCACCGGCAACGCGGATGCAAGGGCAACAGCCCTCGCGCCTCGTCCAGCGTGTAGGTGTCTTCGGCCGCCGCGAGGCAGATTTTGCAGACGCGATCGTCGCCAGCCGTTTCTATTTTGAAGACATCAGGTTCAATCGCCTGCGCCAATTCCAACTGTGCTTCGGCCAATTCTTGTCTGGCCTGCTGGGCCGCATCGAAAGCCGCCGACGCCTTCTCTTGCGCCGCTTCCTGCGCGGTCCGCATCTGCGCTTCCTTCACCGCAGCGTTCGAAGCCTTGATGTTGGCACGCGCCGCCTGCGTTTCGGCATTGGCGCGGTATTGCTCTGGCGCGGCCTCAGCAGCCGCCTCGGCCTGTTGCGCCAAACCCAAAGTGCGCTCGGCCTCAGCCGCCGCCGTCTCAGCGCGCGCGCGGGCGACTTCCACGTCGGCCTGCGCCTGCGCCGCGGTCAGCTCGGCCTCAGCTAAACGCTGTTGAGCCTCGTCTACCAGTTGCTGGGCCGCGGCGATTTCCTCCGGCGTGGCATCCCGCACATGCGAGTGATCGTGCTTGACCAGCCGCCTACCGAACCGCGACGGCCTGGGCGGCTCTAGCCTCTCCGGAATAAGACCGACTTGCGTAATTCCGACCTGCTCGAAATGATCCAGCCGGGCCGCGTTGTGCACCATCACGACCAGTGTATCGACCGCATCCTTGAGACGCCGTTGCCCGACCTTGAGTAGCACCGCGAGCACCCTGCGGTACATCGGCAGCGGCTTGCGCCCACCGATAGCCGCACTCGCAGCCTGCCTCGACACCCCCTGGACCATACTCGCGGCGATGCCGTCAAATTCGCGCTGCGCCAGTTCCCTGTACACGATCGGCGGCGCCCGGCCATTGGTAGGCTGGCTGCCGGTGAGCGCGCCAGCGGCCTCTAGGCCGCCGCTGTAGGCCCGCTGCAGGAACCTCTCCCACCACGGGCCGCCGAGTTGCTCGTTGGCAACACGCTCGAACCACTGCGCAAACGCCGCCAGCCGGTGACCGGGCTGGCCTAGCAATTCCGCCACAGGATCATTTCTGGCCGACATTAAATCGTGCTGCACAAGCATGGTATGCGTCTGCGAGCGCACGCGCGCGAGCCGGCGATTGGCCTCGGCCAAAAACGATCTGCGAAGCCCAGCGGTGCGTGTCGGATCACTCATTTATCCCTGCGACAATTTGGCCTAATGGATTTCCTGTTGGCCATATTGACCAGCCGGACAAAATGTCCTATATTACGAACATAGGAACAAAGGAGACGGACATGACAAAGAACGAGCAGATCGCCTACCAAGCCGGCCTCATCGCAGCAAGCTACCCGGTTGAAGGCCCTGAATACAAAGACCAGAAAATCAAGGCAGCCTACGAAAAAGGAAAAGCAGACCGAGCAAAGATGGAACCCAGATAAACCGAAGCCGGCCCTCCGAAAGGAGGGCCACCACCCCCCCAAAGAAGAGAACGACCCATGCCTATCACCGAACGCGACCTCCGCATTCACTTCGCCTCAGCCGGCGCAGTCCGCAAGCGCAAGCCGGATGACGCGGCCCAGATTGCCAAGCGCCGCGCGCTGGCGGATAGAGCCGCAGCGGAGAACCGGCAGGTCGGCGGCCCTGACAGCCTCGTTAAACGAGTTGAGCGCGGCGAAGAAGACCGGCCATGGTGGCTGACAAAATGACCGCCAAGCCCAGGAAGCCCAAGCCAATGACCGAGGCCGCCTATCGCGCTGCCATCGCGCAAGTCGGCCTCACCCAAGTCGCCGCCAGCGACTTCTTCGAGACCGCCCGCCGGACCTCGCCGCGTTGGGCCCAAGGCCAAGCCAGAATACCGGGCGCGGTCAAGAAGCTGCTCGCCGTCATGATCAGCGAGGGCCTCCTCCCAGAGGATGTCGACAAGATCGTCAAATTGGAACGAAAAGGAGAATGACAATGACCACGACGACCTTCGCTTTTCTCTACCTGAGTTCGATTGTGGCGGTCGCCGTGATCGCCGACCGACGCGGCCGTAGTGGTGTCGGGTGGTTCTTCATGGGCTGCTTTCTCACGCCGGTGTTCGCGCTTGGTTTCCTGCTCTGTCTAACGCGCAAATATTCATGGGAAGACCAGATGCGCCAAGCTGGCATGCTTCCTCCACCACCCCAGCCAAAACCGTCGACATGGTGAATCACTCACACATCGTCAACCAGTGAACCACGAAAAGAGAATGACAATGACCGAAATCGAAAAGGCAGTAAAGGCAGTCGTCTCAAGCTGCGGTGTTATTGTCCTGATATTTGTGGCATTTGCATTGATGGCACAGATCAGCGACTCAATACCGCCGTCGCAACAACAAACCGCACAGGCGTCACCGCCATCACCAGCTAGCAACGCAACAACACAGGGAGGATTGCAGATTGAAACGGGACAGCTCTCCCAACTATATCCTGAGATCGCATCACAAGCAGTGTCGGTCAAAAATACGACCATTCAGCGAATGAAGCTGGTCTATGTTTCATGCGGCTTTTTCCAAGGCGGAAAATTAATGACAACTGGCTATGGCGTCATCGCAGATTTGGCTCCCGGAGAAATTGCCTTTGCCAATGTCACTGGAACGGCATCCGACGTAGATAGAACTCAGTGCCGCATTTCATCTGCGAGCTAACCGTCTGGCGCCAAACCTCACTGGCGCCAGACCTCACTCGCGTCCCAGCCGCGACTTTCGCTGCAGCTTCGTCAGCGGCGCGCCCTTCGCCTTTATCACTTTCCCCTTCTTGGGCTTGGCCGCCTTCGGCGCCTTGACTACTTTGGCTGCCTTGGCCTTGGGCGCCTTCTTGGGCGCCTTGGCCTTGGCTGCCTTTGGTGCTTTGCCACCCTTGCCTTTGCCACCCTTCGGCGCCTTGCCGCCACCAGCGCCGCCGCCCTTGCTGCTGCTCGATTCCTTGCCGGCGCTCTTGCTGCCACCCGCCGCTTGTCCAGCACTGCCACCGGCCGCCTTTTCAGCCTTCGCGGCGTCCTGCTTCGCGGCCTGAGCGTCCTGGCGCGCCTGCTTGGCGTCGGCCTTGTCCTTCGCGCTCGCGTTCTTCGCATCAGCCTTCTTTTCGGCCGCCTGCGCCTTGGACTCGGCTTTCGCCGCCTTGTCTTTCGCCTGCGCCTCGGCGTGCGCCTGCTTGGCCTCGTCCCGGGCCTGCTTGGCCTCGTCTTGGGCGTCCTGCTTTTCGTCCTGCTTCAAATCCTTGTCGGCCGCCTTGGCCTCAGCCGCCTGCGCCTTGGCCTCGGCTCTGTCAGCCTTGTCCTTGGCCGCGGCAGCCGCCTTGTCGGCCCGCGCCTGCTCTTTCGCCTTGGCCGCATCGGCCTTCGCCTTGTCCGCTTTCTCTTTCGCCGCTTTCGCCTCGGCCGCCTTGTCCGGCTCCTTGGCCTTGGCCGCGCCGACGGCACCGGCCGGGCCGACGAACTTGGCCGGCATCGCGCTTTTGCTACTGCTGCCGCCGCCTGGGCCCGAGGAAAACCTGCCGCGCTCGCCGTGATTCGGATTGAAGTCGTCGACGCCGATCGGCTCGCCGGTCTTGTATTTCTGTTCGAGGCGATCGAGCGTTTGCGACAGCAGAATCAGCAATTGATCGAGTTCGTCATCTGGCTCCTCGCCGAGCGCGTCCTTGATTCCACGCATCGACTTTAATTTGGCCACGGTGTCTTTCATGATCTTGTGGCCCATCGCGTGCGCCACGTTGAGATTATTCGATAGATTCGATATCTCGTTATGAATCGCGGCCTCGACCTCGTGCGGGAAATCAAGCCCCACGCCATGATAAAGCGCGCCGGTGACGGCCGTAGCGATGATCTCCATGTGATGCTGCTTCACAGCACCCAGCGTTTTCGACGCCGCCGACTTGATCGCATCGCGCGCCTCGCTGGAATTTACGAAATCGCCGATCCGCGATTTGATGTCGGCCTTCCCGCCGGCACGTCCAGCATGCGGATGCGATACGCCCACGTGAGGCCCTGACCCTGGGCCGCCGTCGTATATGGAATCGCCCGCGCCCTTGCCGCCTGGGAACGTGCTCTTGCGCGCATTGGGCGGGAGCTGCCCCGTCTGGCCAGGTTTGGGCGGGAACGGCGACACATTCGATGGCGGCGCGGCTGGCGCTGCCGGCGGTGGCGCATTAGGATCGAACGGCGCAGTGTGCTGGCCGGGGCCAAACAGCGTTCCAACCGGTGCGGGCTGCGGCGTGTTCTGCTCCTCGATGGTGTCGCCTTCCATGGCCGCGTCGTCGAGCGCCTTCTCCAGGCCAGGATAAACGCCGTCCTCGATCAGTTGATTGGCGCGCCCATTCGCCAGCGCCACCGGCGGGAGCTGCGCCGCATTCACGTCGATCTGATAGGCTTGCGCTTTCTTGAGCGCGATGTCGGCCTTGTCGCCGTCACTGAGTTGCCACAGCGAATTCCATTCGTACCAGACTTCGGGCGGCCGCGTGCCGAGCGCCGAGCGGATCAGAACCTCGTCGAGCGCCGTCATCGCAGGCGTAAGCGTCACCGTCTGCTCCGAGGACAGCCGGTCGTAATAGTTCCTGAAATCAGCCTCGCCCGTAACGTTCAATCCGCGATGCGGCAATCCGAGAAATCTACCCGCCGGAATATCCACCGCGCCGGAGGCGATCTGCAGATATGTACTCAAAACCTGCGGCGCGGCCGTGAGATTGGCCTCGACGCGCTGCCATTTCTCGTTGCCGTCGATCAGCACCGTGTTGATGATGCTCTTGGCGGCATTCGCGGCCTGGAAGCGCGCGATCATCTTGCGCTCGCCTTCCTTGGTCGACAGAATGCTCTTCAATTCAGGAACGCTGATGATGTCTACCTTCATCTCGGCGACCAGCGTCGCCAGCGAGCCGCTGACCAGGCCGCACATCTTGACAGCGTCATTCACCGCCTGCAAAACGCTGTCGCCCCAGACGGTGTTCAACAATTGATCGGCGGTGTCCATGCCGATCAGCTTGATCACGCGCGAGGGATGCAGCCTTACCTGCGTCTTGGAAAAATTCGGATCGGCCGGATCATTGGTCTGGAATGACCTATCAACCGGGCGATTCTGCGCTTCGTAATATTCCGGCTGCCCGTAATATCTCGACGCGATATCGTAAATGACCGGTCCCATGCTGATCTGATTGCGCGAGACGACATGTAGGAACTTCAGAGAGTCCTTGGTCACGTCATCGTAATTCAGCTCCTCCTCGGGATCACCGGCATCGACTCCGATGATGATCGCCGCGCCGCCGTAAAGCCGCGCCTTGATCAAAGCCTGTTGCACTTTCTGCTGCAGCAACAGCTTTTTCTCGGTCGCCTCCAATAACTGAATCTGATCTGGATCAGCTTGCCAACCACGCCATTCGCGCGTCATATCGAAAGCGGGAACATCAACCGCTTTGCGCGCAATCCAATCGCCGCGATACGCCTGTTCAAGCTCGAGTATCGACAACGGCGTGAACGTGTAGTTTTGAGCCGTGAACTTATCACGGCCAGGCATGCCAAGACCAGCCAGCAAATTAACATAAGAATCCGCCCACCGAACGCTTTCCGTCGGCGGCATGCTGACAACGTTGTCTTGCGCGTCACTCATGGCGATCCCATCAATCGCAGCAAGACCAAGGCGCCGGCCAAGCCGCTCTGCAGGAAACGGGCGCCGACCAGCGCGGGATAGGCCACCGGTATCGTATCGGTCGTCATCGCGCCCTGCGCATCGACACGGCCATCAGGGTGATAAGTCGCGCCCTGGCCATGCGTCACCGCACTAATGACGCGGACCCAGATATCGCCCTCAAGCATGATGCCCGTGTTGGACCCATTCAGATATTTGTCCTGCACCTGGCCTTGCCGCGCCAGCAGCGTCGGATCGATCATGGTCAAGCCGATGAAATTCCCGGCGCCGAGCTTGCAGCCCCGCGCATTGACACCCTCGACCACCGCCAGCCCGAAACCAAGGCTCGTCTCCTCGCAAATCCGGTTCTCGCGCGAACGCGTGCTCCACACATCGGCAGGCATGCCCTCGATCCCTGGGGGCATCGCCGTCGCATAGCTTGTTTGAATGGCCGGCATCACCGCATCCGGCGTGCACGAATAAATCCAGTCGCGGTCGTGGTCGGCCCCAATGCCACCAAATAAATCGTGGTGTTGGCGCTGACGTTGAAACGGCACACGCCAGTCGGCATCGACATCGCCGCCTTGGCGAACGTCAGCGAAAGATCATTCATGGCACCAACGCCGGTCGCGAGCTGCGCCGCGGTCGGCAATACACCGGAAGTCCCGCTGATCGCGGCCACATAGCGCGTCCCGGCTGAGGCTGGTGCAACAAAGCTCACCAAGCCGGTCACATCCCAATCACCAGGACTCAATAAAAGTGAGCCGATATTCGCAGCGGTGCCGCTAGTGAGATTGACGGCCGTGGTGACCGAGGTCGAGAGAACCTCCCCAATTTTGCCAGCCGCCGCATTGTCGGCCGCGACCGTGCCATTCGCCGCCGCCCGTGACGTGTCGGTCGGATGGACATGATCACCGCGCGACCAGGCCGTGGCAACGCCCACAGCCATCGTCCCGTTCATCGTCGGATTTGCGTTCGATGCACCCGGCGTCAATGGCACGAAGATCAAATTGTCGGTGCCTAACGTGGCCGTGTTGCCAGCATTGGCGCTGACCGCGGTCGGTCCAGGAACACCAGGAGCGCCGACTGCGCCGATATCGCCTTTATCACCTTTGTCGCCTTTCGCACCAGGAAGTCCGATGGGGCCGATGGGGCCGACGGGTCCGACCTCACCCTGGATACCGGCAACTCCCTGAATCCCCTGTCCCGCAGGTCCTGGTGGACCGGCAACGCCCTGCTGCCCGATCATCCTGATGCCGAACAGCACGTTAGGCTTGTTGCCGATAAGCGGCGTCGTCCCCTGCTTGACGAATGTCACCGGGAAAGTAACGTAACTGATGTTGTCAACCGGCGGTCCGCTCAGCGTATAGACGGCATAACAGGTCGAATCGTTCGAGGCCTGGACGAAAACCTCGTCGCCTGCATTCGCCAGCAGCATTTGCAAGCGCTCGTCATTTCCGTTCTGATCGAGCGAAGCCACCCAGATTTGTGTATTGCTCGGAGCATCCGC